CAATATCTTTTATATAGTCTCCTATTATATCTGTAGGTTTTATTACAGCAAAAGTATTAGGTTGTTCTCTGTAAGCTTTTATAGTTTCTATTTTTGCTAAACGTAATAATTTTTTTACTACATCTAATCTATTTTCTAAAACATCAAAAGCTTCAATACGTTCCTTATGGAATTTAGCTGCTTTATCTTCTTGTTCATTAATATTACAATTATACATATTAATAAAGTTTTTTAACTATCATTCCTGCTCCCTTTTGTACATAAGTACCGTCTTTATTTTTAGGAACTAATTTATATTTAAATTGTTTTGTATAAGCACTATCAGTAACTCCATCAGGACCTGCTTTAGGACCAGGGCCTAAATCTGCTCCATCACCTAATTTACCTTCACCCATTGTATAACCTAAAGAACTTACCATACCAGATGGCATTTTCATTTTATATTTGGATTTTTTCTTTTTTTTCTTTTTACCAGGTTGTAATTTTTTTCTTACAAAAGCATAAGGTGTATTGTAAGCACCGGCTGCACCTGACATAGATATTTCATCTACGTCTTCTTCAAAAATAGCTTTTTTATAATCTTCTGGGTAGTTATTTCTAACATGGGTACGAATTGTATTTCTTAGTTGTCTTGCTTGTTCATATATGTCTAAGAATTTTTTATCATCTTTAGCTTTTTGATATACACCTTTAGCTGTATTAACTAAATCCATAGAATCTTCAACTAATTTAGTTAAATTAGGAATATAGTCAACAGACCAAGTTATAGCCCCTGTTTCAGGATCTATATCCGTAACTACAGACTTTACACCTCCAGTAACCTTAGTATCACCTACCTTTATTTCTGTAAGTTTATATTTGTGTGCCATTTGCTATTTGTATTTCATTTATTAATTGGTAATAACGTAACAAATCAACTAAATTATTATCTCCAACCTTATCTGTTTTCTTTAATTCAGTTAAAAATTTAGATACTTCAGTAATTTTAACCTTTGTAACTTTATCTTTAATATTTTTTGTTTCTTTAACTAAGATACCTTTTAATTCATTAATTTTAACATTATAGAAATTTCTTAAATCCGGGGTTGAATCCACTGAATTGATGTATTCTTTGAGTACTTGTTTTTGAGAATTAGTTAATGAATCATATTTATCATTAAATTTTTCTAATAATACTTTATAAGTTAAAGTTCTTATATCTTTATCATATGCAGAAAATTCTTCAAGTACTGTTTGTTTAGAGTCTTGGGTTAATTCTTTCTTAGTTAAATGCTCTAATAAAGTTATTTTATTATCTACTAATTGTGTAGGGTTAGAAATAGAGTTTAAATTAATATTTTCTATTAACGTGTATAAAGCAGCTAATTCTTTATAATTTGTTACTTTAGAACCGAAAAAAGATTCTAGATTATAATATTTCTTAATTTCATTAATTAAATTATACTTTTGTTTTTTTAAAGACTTTCTATTGAATTTGGTTGATGCTTCTAATATCGTATCAATTACTAATGTAGCTCTACCTTCAGTTACTACTCTAGACTTAAGTATAGATTCATATAATTTATATTCTTTACCTAAAGAAGTATTTACAAAATATTCTTTTAAGATATCTATTGCAGGTGAATTACCACCTTTAAGTGTATCAGCGGTAATTTGGCGTACTAACAGTTCAAATAATATTCCTGTATTTTTGTACTTTGAGTGTTTTATTTTCATCAAAAAATATATTTATTTATAAATATGTAAAGTTTTTTACTTCTTTAATTGGTTTTCATCTAATAGTTTACTATTATCTTTATCAGACTTAAATACTAAATTCTTTTTATCTAAATCTTCAAATATTTGTTTATTTTTTAAGAAAGATACTTTAGCACCTTCAAGAGCTAATGGGCTACCACCTTTAAAATTATTACGTATAGAATCAGAATCATTTTTATCTTTATTTTTCATACCAGCAACTCCTAATCTATCCTTACCAAAATTAGAATCCTGTTTATTTCTGCTAGTAATAGTATTTTGAGGACGACCTAATTTAGGATCATCTTCATTATAACCATCAGGTACATTACCAGGATCTGACATTGTTCTTCCTTTACCATATAATGAAGCTAAATCATGAGGTGTACCATATGATTTACCTGTTTCTACGGGGTCATTTCCTTCTGCTTCAATTTGAGCTATTCTAAATTTACGTTTAGCATCTTCTCTAGATAAATCTCTATATTCATCATATTGATCTTCACTAAAATGATACACATTATCATAAATCCAATCTGAAGGTACTAGACCTTGTTCTAACATGGTACCAGCTAACTCAGTTTTTGATTTTAATAATTCAATTTTTTCTTGTTCTAATACTATTGATGGGCTAGCCATCTGTAATGTAAAATTAGTTAATGTTTCATCTGTATAACCCTGGGTATATAAATGTACTAAAGCAATTTTATTTAGCTCTGATAATATTATTCTTTGGAGTCTTTCAATAGTACGAGCAAACCTAATATCCTGAGCAGCTAATGTTGATTTACCTTCAATATCTTCTTCATATCCTAAAAATGCTTTAGGAATTTTAAGTGCTGCAAATAATTTACCTCTTAAATATTCTACATCTTGAATACCATCATATTGTAATCCAGGTGCAGTTTCAATTTTAGTTGTTTGATCATTTCCACGAACTGGGATATAAAAGTCTTCCAACATATTCATCTGGTTAAACTTTAAATTATATTCTCCTGTTTTATTATCCTGAAATGGAGTACGTTTTAAATTGCTAATTGTTTTTTGCATAAATGCATCTATCTCATTTGGAGGAATAGAACCAACATTCATATAAAAAATACGTTTTTCGGGGGCACGAGAAATTCTATGAATTAACATTGCATCTTCCATTAAAACATACTGCTTATATAATTTACGAGCAGGTTCTATATAGGATCTACCATAAGGTAAATAATTAACATCAGATATTAATCTAAAGTGGGCCATTTCATAGTTGTCAAAAAATATTCCCGTCTCATTAGATAAATTACCAGCAGTAGAACCAGGAACTGGGTACATACCTGAACTTAGGTTATCCATTCCATCCATAGCATATCTATATCTGATAGCTGATGGGTTGTTAGGATCATATCCTTCTTGTCTTTCAATGTGGTATGCAGTATAAGGTATTACATTATAAACACCAAATTTTTCTGCTATATCTAATTTTAAGAAAAAATCACCATATTTACACATTTGACGTACCCACATCCATAAATTAAATTCTACATTTAATACATCATAAAACAAATTATATAGTATTTTTTGTATATCTTCATTAGCACTTCTAATTTGAAGTACTTCACCTATGTCATTTTTTAAAGTGGATTCATCAGCTAAAATATCTAAAGCAGAAGCAATAATAGCATCATTATCCATTACATCATATTCTGAATATAATTGAGGTCTTAAATATTGGTAGTTTATATTAAATTGAGCCCCATATAAAGATGTAGGGCTTGTTGAAAATATTCTATTATATCTATCCATTAATGAATTAGTTTCTAATTCACCTGTAGATTGTATTTTACCACTATCAATTACTTTAATTTGATCACCACCAACATTCCTAATAATTACATCAGTTGAAAATAATCTCTTTAATCTTGTAAATACGCTTTTATCAGCCATAATTTGTTATTATTGTTATAAATATTACCTAAAGAAGCCATCTAATATCCTCTTTACTACCCCCTATATCTTGATGGTAAGGATTATCAGATCCTTTTGAAAAACCATATCCTCCTTGATATTCTGTTCTATTTACAGTCATACCCCCTAAAGCATTTTTAGTTGCCTGTAACCCTTGTTGTCTTAATTTTAATGCTGTATCTCTAATATACATAGCTATACCAAAAGACATTACTAAATCATCATTATACCCACTTTGTGCTTCTGCTCTATTATTTTTCCATATAAAGGTTTTCATTTCTTCTAACAACCTTTTTGATTGTATTGTTACTCCTTTATCACTAATATATTCTTGGAATTTACCTATTACCATAGGTCTTGTTCTAGAAGACATTGTAAAACCAGCTACCATTTTTGAATGGTCTTGGTATTTGTCAAAATACGAACTAGCATTTGGGGAATCACTCTTTTGTGAATAGTAAAGGTTAGGATATTGTCTATCTAAGGCAACTTGTATCGTTGCCCAACCAATATTAGCATTTTCTATTACTAACATTGCTTCATTATATTCAGTAGCTAAACCAACTAATAAATGTCCATATTCTTTTGTACCTAACTGTCCTTTATATTCAGCAACTTGTACATTATTTGCAACATCAATTACATGACATGCTGAGTAATCTTTTCCATCTCCACGAGCAACGTCTGCTACCACTACATAATCTCTTGTGTAATCAGGTGATTCCCAAACCCATAAGTTTTGATCCGCACCTCTTCTTTCCATAGGGTCTTTTATATATGTTTTTTCATAAAAGTCTATATATTCAGGGTAAAAGACAATATCACCCGAGGTACTAAAATCACAATCACATTCTTGTGCTGCCATTCTAGGATCACCTAACAATTCATCTTGTGTATCTCTCCATTTTTGATCTCTTTCTGGATGTACATACCAAGGGAGTTTTATAGGTAAAAATTGATTTTCTCTATTTTCTGCTCTAACCCATGTTTGATGGAACCAATTACCTGTACCATAAGGAGTAGATAATGCTATACAACCACCACCCGTTGCTAGGGTTTGTTGTGCTGAAGCCCAAATTTCTCCAATATTATCAATAAAGGCTGCTTCATCAATTAGTAATAAAGATACTGCTTCAGATCTACCTGCATCACTTGAAGCTGAAGTGGCTTTAATTTGTGATCCATTTGATAATCGTAAGGTTAATTTATTGTTTTCAGGAGCATCTATTTTAAGCCAAGAAGGTAAATTCTCATACATAAATTTTACCTTTGTAACCATGTTTTTGGCTGTTTCTTGCTTAGTTGCGATACAAAGAATATTTTTATCCTTATGGAAGATCATTAACCATAAGGAATAACCGGCACCTAAAGTAGAAATACCTAACTGTCTAGATTTTAATACTACACTATAAGGGTTTTCTTGAAATAACGTTAATACTTTTTCTTGGAATGGGTATAGATTAAACTGTATGCGCCCTCGTTGTGGGTGCTGTATATAACAGTATTTACGCATAAAGTGTACTGGGTCTTGGGCACATTTTAAATATTCTTGGCGTATTACTTTTTTTAAATCAGACATACTATTTTACTAAAAGTACAGCAGCTAATACAGCTACTATCCCAGCCCCTGCTGTTAATTTATTCTTAAGTTTTTGTTTTTTAATTTCAAACTTTAATTTATCATTTAAATGTTGAGTTGCTTCTAATTGAGAACTTTTTGTATTTAATATAGAATTAAAATTATTAATTTTAAAGTTAAGATTACCAATAACACTATCTTTTAACATAACTTTATTTTCTAGTAAAGAATACTTTGTTGTTATTAAACTTAATTCTTTTTTAAAACCATCCCCTATTATTAAATCCTTAATTACTAGACGGGCTATTGGTTTTTTTAATTGAATCGAGGTACTGTCTATAACGTTCTGCGAAAAACTGTTCAAGCTCATCATCCCCAAAAGAATCAACATTATTAACTTTTTCATTGGTTTGTCTTTTTAATGTAACTATTTTGATATCTTGTTTACTAATTTCCTGGTCTAGTTTATTTATTTGACCATTTAAAGTATCAATTTCTAATGTCAATTCTTCATTTATACTATGTAAAGAATTAATTTTATTTTCTAATGCCTCTATTTTACTATTATACTCATTGATATATTCATCTTCATTAGAAGAATACATATTAATTAAATAATAGGCACCAAAAAATACTATAGCAATGTATAAAAACCTTTCCTTAGATGACATTATATCTTCTTTTTATCTAGAATACTTTCTAGTTCTTTTTTTAATTTAGTTTTTGCCTTTAAGGTTTTTACTAATTTTTCTTTTTCTTCACCTTCAGCTTTAGAATATTTTTTAGCTAATGATTTCATCTCACGAGTTAATAGTGCTAATTCTTCTTTTGCTTTAGCTAAACCCTTTGTTTTTTTAATATCAGATTTAGTTGGTTCTTTATCTTCATCTTCTTTTATAGAAGTACCATCAACATATCTAGGGTTTTTTAATTGTCCTCGATCAGCTAATCTTTTAGCAGCAGCATTTTGACTGGATTTGTAAACAGCGTCATATGCTTTACCAATATTACCACCATATAAATTATCAGTGATTTTTTTACCTAACATTCTTAATTGATCATTATTTAGGGTATGTTCTTTTCCAAATCCTTCTAAATAAAATTGACCTATATCTTCATAATCATAAGTAAAATCTTCACCTTTTGGTGTTGCATTTTCATTTAAACGAAGTGATTCT